TGAGTGCTCGGCAAACGGGTAAGAAAGTAATGGAATCGCTACAGTCCTCGAATACCAAACGATACAGCCGTTTTTGTCGGGTAAGAATGAAGTAATAATGAGGTAAGGACGAGGTAATGACAGCGCGGTTATTTGATATTTGCCGCGTAGGGTGTATTTTAGCCACTCACTTTATAACAACAAAAAAAGAGGCCGCTATGTCATTAATCACCTGTAAAGAATGCAACGTAAAAATCAGCAGCAAAGCCGACAAATGCCCGCACTGCGGCGCACCGGTGAAAAAGAAAACCTCGCTGTGGGTCTGGCTCATTGGCGCCATCGTGCTGATAACGGTGTTTGGTGGCAAGTCACCCACCAAGCCCACGGCTGCACCCGCACCAGCACCTGTGGCCGCCGCCGAACCGGTTAGCGCCGTAGTTACGCCGCCTATTGTTGAAAAAACCGTCGTCAATCCTGATGGCGAGCGCGCAATTAAAACCGACGGCTTTATCGGCTGCGTCAGCGAAGCCACGTTTAAAAGCATCAGCGCCATGCGCAACCAAGGCGACAACGTGGCCACGGCATCACGGCTGATGCCTGAGCTGGCCGCCGGTCGCTGTGTGATGTTTAAACAAGGCGACGTTGTTTTTTTGTCAGACACCAAGATTTTCAGCGGCATGATTAAAGTTAGGCCGGTGGGCGTTACGTTGGAGTATTGGACGAATATCGAGGCGCTATAATTCGAGGGCTAAACCATGAAAGCTTTATTGCTGTTGTTAGTGTTGTCGATGCCGGCCCAGGCCGACGTGTTTAAATGCGTGATCGATGGCCGCGCGCGTTATCAACCGACACCGTGCGCGGGTGCTGAATCTACCCCGCTCGCTATTAAAAAGCGCACACCGGAACAGGAAGCCAAAGCGGCTTGGCAGTTGCGCGAATGGCAAAGCAATTATCAGGCTTTTGAAACGGCAAAAGCCGAGGCGGTGCAACGGCTGCATGAGCAGCGGTTACGCGAAGAAGCGGTCAGGGCGGCAGAGGTTAATGCAGCGGCGCAATGGCGACAAGCACACGCGCTTAAACATCAGGTGCGTGCGCTTGAACAGAACAACGTAATTAATCGGCAGTTGTTGAATAATAGACGGCGTTAAACCACAATCTCATTCTGCCCCATAGCCGGAGCCTCTCCATCAATTTTTCCGGCCCTGATGTAATACTTCCCGCCCACGGTGCCTGTCCCACGCACCCGCACCACGCCGCCATCCAATAGCGTTATCAAGGACGTAACGCTATCGGTGACCGATAAAGTCCCCACCAACAGAGGGTCACGAGGCAACAATTCTTTGAACATAGCCCAGGTGTTTGGCGTTTCTTCTCCGATCTGAATAGACTGACGAACGCTGCCCAATGTCGCTTCAATCTGCACCGAGTTGACAATCCCCTTGATACCCACACCATCCAGCGTCACGCTAACCAACTGGCCGACGCTGATTAATGGCACAATCACGCCGTCCATCGGCACGGACAACGAACGCACAGCAGGCTGTGTATATTGGCCTGCAATAATTCGTTCTCCTAAAGCACGGCAACCAATCGCATCCGTCATCAGCGCATTCGATACCGTCGAAGCCAACCTTGCGCCATCCGTACCCTCCAGCCTGCACCACGCTAAAATTCCCCCAATCTCTGTACCATGCACATAAACACCGTTCGCTTGGTAAGGCACCACAGGGCGTTGGCTCAGCTCAGTGATAGCCGATTCTGGAATCACCACATCTGGTGATAATAAGCCAAAATCCCAAGGCAGCACTGGGTAACGCGGCATGATGTTCAGTACCTGTGCATTGGTGCTGGGTACAATCATCGCCCCAATATCGCCAACCAAAGCGGCCAGTGCTTGAATCGGCGTTTGATTGCTGTAGCTGTACGCACCGCTTGGTATATTCCAGACACCGGCAGTCCAGTTGATTGTCCACCCGATAGGCAGTAACAGTTCAGCCAGTTGCTGCACGGTTAAGGTCGAGGACTGCGTGGCGCTGGTGGGTTGCTCATAAGGTTGACCCAGCAAAGCAGTCAAACCACGGCCAGACAACGAAATGCTACGACCGCCAAATTGACGGCTGTGTTCGATGCGCTCGACCAGAACCTTCCAACTGTAACCGTTGATGGTGATGACCAGCTGCACAGGGGCATCCGTACCCACTTGCTGGACTTTGACCAGATCGGCCTTATCGAGCAAGGTGCCAGAGAATTGCCAAGCAAAAGAATCGGCATCCAAAGACAGGTTGACCGACTCCATCGAGATCGGCGTTAAATCGAGCAGGGTAACGGTAATGGTGTGTTGCATGATGTAAGCCGTTTGTGTGGGTATTGTTAGTGTTACATGACCGGGCGGGTCAACCGGATTTGGATTAGGTGGGTAAACCGTAGTCGGCACCCACGGCGAAGCATTGCCGCCTGTCCAAATCCGGCCTGCGTCTTGAACGTGAGAGCGGAACTCGACACCCAAGCGCAATGCACGTTGGAAGTGGGATTCGGTTTCCGAGCGGATAACACCGCGCTGGTGTGTGATGCTTAACTCAAGCAATGGCACGGTGTAAGGCCAGACAAAGGCATCGTTGGGGTTATACGCAGGGTTAACAACAAAGGCAAAACTTGTCCCAGGCGTGTACCTAAACTCTAAAGGTGGCTCTAGCGCAACCCATTTAGTCTTGTGATGAATGACAACGCCGGTATCGTCAACCGGGTGCGTGGTTTCGCTGTGGGTAAAGACCAGAATATCAAACCCGGCAACCCAGTCGTCAGCCAGAGGAATAGCCTGTTCAGCGTCAGCTAAAAATTCAATATTCGTCTGTGTCAGCGTGTCACTGGTTGAACTGATCGAATCAAACAGCGGCGTAGCTTGCTCAACCACGGCAACGGTATCGGTAAACGACAGCGTGGTTTGGTCGATAGTCACAGCCACTTGATGATTTAACGGGCTGGCTTGTTGTTGAATCGACGCCGTGTATAACGGCGCGGGAACGGTTTGCTGATAAACAAAATCAACTTTTAATGATGCTTGCGTGGCTTGTTGCTGGTCGGATAGCGTTGAACCAATCGTGTAACGCGGGACATTGGGATCGTAAAAGCCGCTGAAAACAGCCAGAGCGTCATCGGTAGTGACTGAAAACCTAGCCACATTGGTGATGTTTTTGCCGACAAATACTGCCGTAGCATCATCGGTGCTAACCGACAATGTGCCTTGCAGGACAATGTGACCCGTGAATTGGGCGAGCGCATCATCGGTGCTAACCGACAGCGAACCTTGGGGGACAAGGCTGGCAACGAAATGAGCCGTGGCATCATCCGTTGATACAGACAGTACACCTTGCAGGACAACATGACCCGCAAACAAACCCACAGCATCATCTGTCGTAACGGATAGCAGACCCTCAACACTGTCAGCATTGAAATCAAAATCAGAGGTCGGCGTGTAAGCAGTACCGTCAAAAACAAAGGTCGTGGTCGGTGTGTAACCCGGTTGACTGGCTTGTTGCAGCGTCCCTGTAAAAGCAGCCGTAGCATCATCAGTCGCAAACGACAACACACCTTGCAAGCCGACGGCACCGACAAACAAAGCTGTAGCATCAGCGGTACTGACAGACAGAGAACCAACAACGCCTGGAATACTGCCAACAAATTGGGCAACCGCGTTATCCGTCGTAACCGCTAAAACCCCAGCAACGCTTAAATTAAAGTCAAACGCCGCCGTAGGCGTGTAAACACCCGGCAGCGTAAAGCTGGAGGACGGCGTGTAAGCCATTTATGACGGTATCAGAGGGCCGTGCGTGATCGGCTGCACCAAGCGTTCGACCAATTCCCACGCATTCGTTACAGCGCCATCGTTGACTTGTGCGCCGGGTGTGGTTGCCCAGGTAGGCTCTGTTGCGCCGGACGCACCAGCGGCAATGCGTTTGTAATAGTAGGGCGTGGTGATGGGGTCGAGCGGGAATACCAAGTCGTCGAGTGCGTAGACGGTTGAGGCTGTCCAGATTTCATAAGGGATTCGGACGGTGACGTTGCAGGCTTTGACGGCTGCTTTAATGTCAACAGTGAAACTATTGCCGGTAAATGTTTTTGTGCCAGCAAGTACGCCCGTCGTCGCATCGTGAGCGTCAGCAATAAATGTTGAGGCTGCAAGATACTCGGTGATCGTGCCTGACAGTTGCGATTGATAGTCAGCAAATGCAGACGCAGGCGGCGTAAAGTTGGCCGTGTATCTACCGACGCCTTTGGTTATCCTAAAATCATCAATATAGCCCTTTAGGGAGTACGTGTACGAAGGATCATTTAATCTGCCAATCGTGAGTATATTTGTTGCTGTCCGTGTGAGTGAATTAGTATTACTGATTGATGAACCGATTTGAGCGCCATCTAAAAACGCTTTTACTACACCCGCTGCGCGCGAAATGGCGATATGATGCCAAGTATTTAACGCAGGTGAACAGGCGAAATCTAGCGACGACAATCCGGTTTGAAAATTTAACCCTGTGAACGAGCTGGCAGTCCCCATTAATGTCAAATGCCAACCTACATCAGGGGCAGTTCCGCCTTGATAGCGGCCTGCTATACACTGTCCGTAATAGCCACCCCAAATATTCGCATAGCCTGTAAAATAAACCCACGTCTCTATAGTAAAATCACTAGGTAAATCAAAGCCTGCATTATACGGCACCGTTAAATAATCCGTACTGCCATTAAACAAGCCTGCCGCACCACCGAACTTACTTTGTGCCGTACTTATTTTTGCGCCACTGACTGACGTTACCGTTTTAGGTGTCAGCGAGCTATCTACAAATGTGGTCGAATCATTATCGCCATCACAATGCAGCAATAGCAATACGTTGCCATAACCTGAATCACCAGCCATTACACATTCCCCTCAGTAATACTTCCACTCAAAACCTGAATCACCCCACCCGCCTGCGCCGACAGAGTGTTAAACAACAACGACTGCGCCCCGCCTGTGACGCCGCAGCTCATATCAAGAACGAAATTATTATCGCCATCGACACCTCTTGCCCAGGCAATAACGCCGGTCGCATCGGCAATCGGATCATCTGCAATGGCGGCAAAAGTTAATACGCCGTCTGTCGCTGTGCCGCAAGGGTCGGACAACACACAAGTGCCGATTAGCGTTTCTGTGGTTATCGCCGCACCTGATGCCGGTTGTGTGCCGTCGTACAGTAAAAACTTGCCCGGTGTTGCTGCTGCGTCCAAGGCCGTGATGATGGCTTGGGAACGGGCTGTGCGTAGTGTGGTGGAAAATGCTAAATGTGCCATGTTGTTATCCTATATTGCATCGATGTCACCTCTTAATTCGAGGCTCAGTGTGTAATCTGTATCAGTCGCTTCACCCTGCGCAATCGCTTGAATCACCCACACCGGCACATTCGCCGAATAGGTGTTAAAACGCAGCACGTTGCCTGAAGCCCAACCGCCACCCCAACCCTCAGCGGGGATGGTGAAATAAGGTTCGCCGGTGTTTGGGTTAATCGGTGCAGTTGCGGTCGAAGTCGAACCGCCTGTCACGATCTGACCGATGTTCTTGCCGATGACATTGAATGCGGTTGACGAGGTAAACTGACAAATCCAGCTTTCTGCGATACACGATGCGTTGTTGACCACAATCGGGTACTGGGTATTGTTGTACTGCGCCGCCACGCTGTTGCCGATTAACACATCAGACCACACATTCGTCCACGTTTGCTGGTCGAACGGGACAGAGATACGGGCGTAAATGGTGCCGTAGACAATCGCATTCGATACCAATGTGCCCAGCACCGGAAAATCATGCGTCAGCGGCTGGGACAACGCCAACTGGCCGGTGATTTGAACGTCCGATAAAACGGCCATGTCTTCAATGCGATCCACAATGCTGATAGGTTGTGAGATGCCGGTTAAATCACCCCAAGTGATGATGCCGGTGTCCAGATCGGCTGAGTATTTTGCCGAATCCAAAGCATTACCAGCAGCGTCACGAATGGTCAGCTTGGCTAAACGCACCCGGCCTAAATCCAACGTACCGCCGCTGGTAAACGTGCCAACACTGGTTTGGTCATTCAATACCACAACCACATCCCCCGGCGCATAAACAGGCACTCGACCATCAGACGGCAAGCGCACGGGGTCAAGGCCAAGAATGGCAGCAGACAAAGGCAGGTAAGTATAGGCAACGGTGTTGTAGAAAATGGTGTCGGCATAGACATAACGCGGCTGGAAGATTAAGCCACCAACGATGCCGTTGACGTCATACCAATCTTCGCCCTCGTTGCCTGCTGCTGTGACCCATTGCCCAAAAGCCAGCCTAACCACGCCGGTATCGTATTCAATGAAGCCTTGGATATAGTCAGACTGAATCTCGCCTGTGTTTAACGCCGTGGCCGTAATCGTGCCACCACCAACCGGACTAGCTCGAACTTGGAATACACCGGGTTTAATCGGCGCTGCCGGGGTACGCATCACCGCACTAGATACAGGCTGGAAGTTCATCGTGGTGGTCAGCGATTGAATAGTGACAATCGGGCTTGCACCTGACGCCCAGGCTGTGACGATGCAAATGCCGGTGCTGTAATCAATGGTGCCACCGTAAGTGCCTGCGCCGGTGCTGGAATCGATGTTGTAATAAAGCTGACCATTCCTATCGACGTAAGTTCTGCCGCCCATGACGAAACGCACCGAGCCGGAGACAATGGTTTCCGCATAGCCTGGGGTTAGGTCGAGTTCGATGGCGGTCAGGGCTGATGTTTCGGTTGCCGCATTGGCTGTACCGCCTAGACGGTAGGAGACTTGGGCGGGTATTGTGGAACTTACCGACGCTATGGAAGACACGGTTACATCAGCATACCCGGTTAGCACGGGTACTGTAGTGGGTTTATTTTCCGCCGTAGGCGCAGGCGCTGTAGGAGGTGCAGGAGCCGAAGCCGCCAAAGTCGCTACGATAAAGGTTGCCAAGGTGGTGTTCGCGTTTTTAATAATATAGTCATAGCGAGCGTCCGTACCCAGGAGTAGCGTACCTGTTTTAACAGCCAGCGTGTCGCCGCTATGTATCGTACCCGTCGTTACAAAAGCTCCGCCATTGATACTGATTAAACCGCCGTCGATGGCTATGCCATCCCCACGCGCAGAACTTCGGAAGGCTGCCACGTAGATAGCCAACCCGCCACCGGGTAAACCAGAGGGAACGGTTATGGTGTTAGATGTCGCCGTGACACCTGAACCCTGAGTAATTCCGCTTTGTTTCGTGAAGTTAGGCCACGCGGCGACAGCCGCAGGAGCCACTACCGCGTCTTTTACATAAGCGGAGCCGTTCCATGTGTAACCCGGCATAACATTTAGTACGGCTTGCGCCACCGGGTCTTGTGTAGGACTGAAATAGGGGATTGACGGCCCGTAGTAGGGTATGTATTCAGGCATAGTGGCTATCTCTGTTTTTAATTGTTGAGTTACGCATAGACAGCCTGTTTGATAGTTGTCTCTACCATAAATGGCTGGTTAAAGGTCAGCACACCCGTCGTATAGTTAACCGTCGCTGTTGGGTTATAAGTGAGGTAGCCCAAACCATCATCTTGGTCAGTCTTCCCTACGTTATCGCCTTGCAAGGGTTCTAACGACCAAGTAGCCCTAAGGCTGCCCGGTGTTATGTTGGTGTCGCCTAGATTGATAGTTGCCACACCTCCCCCTGCATCAACCGGCGTTACCGTTTTGGACACCACAGCGCCGTGGTTGTAGCTGTAGGTGAACTCAGTCCCGCCCAAAGGCAGTGCAGTCGGCGTGAACGTCACTTCGCCGGTATTAAGATTTAAACCGCCGGTAGCATCGCCGCTAATCACCCCGGCGGCATCGCAGGTCGCGGTTTTGGTTGTGCCGTTTATCCAGGTGATAACCAACGAATCAGGGTCAAAACCCAGTTCGGCTAACTGGTATTTAATGGTCATCGGATACGGCGGTTCAGCCGACCGATTAAAAAAGTCTGCCGGTTTTGCCCAGGCATAAATAATATCGCTGTCGGTATCCGGCAACGCGGCGGTGGTCAAGGTCACTGAGCCGGTCACATAATTGACCGAGCCTGAACCAATGCCGACTTCTTCGGCGATCAAGCCGCCGTTGGCATTGTCGCGCAACTCATACCAGCTGTTTAACGCCCGGTAACTGACAGATAACGCGCCCGGTTGTGGTGGTGGGTTGAGGTTGATTGTCCAGACGTAGCCACGATTCGCAGCGGTCACGCGGATATTGGCGGTGTCGGCCACGCGAATCGGCGCGGCAGCGGGCTTGAAAGTGGCTGAAATAGGCCAGCCATTTAGAC